TGTATCATGCTCATCTTCTACATCAACTAATACAGTTACTTTTACTGCTACATTCCCAGCTGGTACTGGTACTTCTACATCTCCTGGTATTCAGGAAGCAGCTGTATTTAACTCAGGTACTGCTGGCTCAGGTACAATGCTTTGCCGTACTACATTCCCATCTGTTGGTAAATCAGCTGGTGATACTATCGCTGTAACTTGGGTTGTTACTGTAGGTTAATTAAATCTTTACGCTTAGGGTACAGTAAATGGTAGCTTCTTCGTCTTCAACAGTTCCAGTTCTAGGTGGTGCTACAGCATCATCATCTTTAATTAAAACCATTCTGCATAAATCTCTTGCAGAGGGTGTTTATAGAGATGTGGTGACTAGAAGTTCCAACTATTACTATTTCTTAGGTAAAACATTAGCTTGGGATGACGAAACTGCTCCACCTTATCCTATTGATAGTTATGCTTATGAGAGAGCAGTTCGTAGTGAAATTATCACTATGAAACAAATTGGTCCATCAGATGTATGTTTTGTTATCCCAAGATATGATTGGATATCAGGTGTTGTTTATGATATGTACGATGACGAGTATTGCAATCAAATTATTGGTATCGATATTATTTCTGGAGGTTCTAGTTATAATACCCTTCCAACTATTACCATAACTGGTGGTGGTGGTACTGGTGCAGAATATACTCCAGTTGTTTTAGATGGTCAGATTATTGGTGTTGATTTAGTTTCAAGAGGAATTGGATATACTTCTGTTCCTACTGTAACAGTCACTGGTGGTTCTGGTGGTTCTGGAGCAAACTTACAAGCAATATTAAACCTGTCTTACTCTGGTGAAAATAATATTGAAGATACTATCTTTTATGTTATGACAGATGATTATAATGTATACAAATGTCTAGACAATAATAATAATTCTTTTTCTATAGTAAAACCTTCTGGAACATCTGTAACTCCTATTACTACTTCAGATGGATACATCTGGAAGTATATGTATAATGTGCCTATCAATTTGAGAAACAAATTCTTAAGCGCAGAACAAATTCCAGTTTCTTCAGCATTAACAAACCAATTTTACTCAAATGGTAGTTTAGATAGTATCGCAATTACCAATAAAGGTACTGGATACACTGGAGCATCAATTTCAGTAACTGGTGATGGTTACCGAGAAGAAGATCCAGTATTCTTAAACACTGTAACTCCAGTAACTATTACCTCGGCTGGTATTAATTATTTCACTGCACCAACTGTAACTTTCGGTGATCCTATTAACAGTGCAACTCTATTCATTGCTAATAGTGGAGTTATTATTGGACAAAAAATATATAACTCTGTTGGAGATTTCTTTGAGGTATATTCTCCAGGAACTTTATCAGCACTAGAGCCAACTCACCGATTTGGAATTGTTAAGAACGGTACTGCTTCTTTAAAGTATGTTGGTACAAGAGCAAAAGGTACTGCTACTCTTGGAACTAGCACTATATCTTTAGCTTCTGGAACAGTTTCTACTGCGCTAACTACAAATATTATCACTGTTAGTTCTACTGCTGGTTTTTATGCTGGTCAAAAGATTGTATTTGGTACAACTATTGGTACTATTGTTTCTGGAACTACTTACTATATTTTAACTGTTCCTAATTCTACAACTCTAACTATTACTGCTAGTATTGGTGGAACTGCTAAAACTATGTCTGCCTCAACTGGTACATCTACTGTTACAGTTACGAGTGGGTTTATTTCTGGTGTAACACCAATCGGAGCAGTTAGAGAAATTAATCTAACTTCTGCAGGAACTGGATATACTACACCACCTACAGTTAATTTTTCAGGTGGTGGCGGTTCTGGAGCAACTGCAGTTGTTAAAATGAACACTGTTTCTGGTAGTGTTTTATATGCCACAGTAACAAATATTGGAGATAACTATTCTAGCGATCCAACTGTAACTTTTGGAACTGCGTGGTCTTCAGAAGGACATGTTCAACTGTCTGACCAAATTTTTGCAAGTAATAGATTATATACTGTTACAACTGCAGGCACTCAATTAAATATCACTAAGGCTACTTATACTGGTAAATCTGTTTCTGTTAATGCACGGGATACTGCTCCATCAGGTTTAGCGTTTTCAACTGATGGTCTAAAGATGTTTGTTCTTGGTGACAGTGGTAATAATGTGGTTGTTTATAATCTTTCTATTGCTTGGGATGTTTCCACTGCAGTATTCTCATACGAGTCTGGCGCATTAGCGACAGAAACTACTCCAGTTGGTATTGCATTTTCAACTGATGGTCTAAAGATGTTTGTTGTTGGACAGTCAGCTGACTTAGTTCAAGAATATACTCTTGCGACTGCGTTTACAATATCAACTTCAGCATTAACTACATCTGCAACATTTTCTATTGTTGCACAAGATACCACTACTGGTGGTATGGCATTTAGTTCTACTGGAACTAAACTGTGGTTAGTTGGCTCAACTGCAGATTCTATATTTGAATATACATTAGGTACTGCATTTTCAATTGCAACAGCAACATACACTACTTCTTTTAGTGTCGCTAGCCAAACAACTAACTCTTCAGATATTTGTGTTACTAATGATGGTAAAAATTTACTTGTTACAGATTCTGTCACAGACGATGTTTATCAGTATACTTTAGCAACAGCAAATTCTATTGCTACTGCTTTATACACAAACTCTTTCTATGTTGGTGGTATAGAAGGTGCTGCTACTGGTATTGCGATACATCCAACTAATGCGTTTATGTATCTTGTTGGTAGTGGAAATGATACTGTATATCAATATCAAAATTTATTAGTATCTAAATTAGGTACTGTCGCTCCATCACATACTAGTGGTACAGCTACTAATGGTGATGTTATTTTAACATATGCTGGAATTGCTGCATCTGGTTCTGCTATTCGTAGATTTGGTGCTGGTTATTCCACTAACCCAGCAATAACATTTACTAGTGTTGATCAAGGTTCTGGTGTAGTAGGTGTTGTGAATGTTGATAAATCAAACGCTAAATTATTACCCATCATAGATGGTGGTCAAATAGTTGGTGTTACTGTTGAAAATGCTGGTATCGGTTATACTGCAGCTACTCTTGCCATTTCTGGTACAGGGACTAATGCTAGTATGCAAGCAGATTTAAATCTTGGTGATATTAAATCTTTGCAGGCTAATAATGAAATTTTAACAACTGCTGGGACTATTAATGCCATCAAGTTAATTTCTGGTGGTTATGGTTATGGTGTAGCTACTATTGCAATTAATGGAGATGGAACTGGCGCAACTGCCACAGCTTCTATCAATACTGCCACAGGTAGAATAACTAAAATAAATATAACAAATCCTGGACAAAATTATACTTGGGCAGATATTGTAATAACAGGTAACGGAAAAGCTGGCACGGCTAGAGCAATTATTTCTCCTTACGGTGGTCATGGTAAAAATGCCCCTGACGAATTATTTGCTAGAACATTAATGTTTTATTCTAATGTATCAAACGATTTAAATCAAGGTGTTTCTGTTAATAACGATTATCGACAACTGGGTATTATTAAAAACCCAAGAGCATTCTTAGATAATACTCGTTATCAGAATGTTATCGGGTCAGGATGTTTCTTATTACAGGGATCTATTAATACAGCGTATTTCCCAAAAGATATGGATTGTACTGTATCACGAAGTGTTAGTGGAACTACATATTATAGAAAATATAGAGTAGTTTCATCTACTTCAAACTCAGTATTAATTCAATCTTTAGATAATGATGTCCCACAATTGAATGATACTTTTACTAATGCCGCAACACAAACCTTTACTGCTACTAATGTAACAGCCCCGACAGTGGATAAATATTCTGGTCAGCTAATGTTTATTGATAATAAAGCTGGATTCACTCCGTCTGATGATGAGACTGTGACACTTAGAACTGTTATAAGATTCTAACTAAATAGAGAACTAACCGAGAGAAGATTAAAACAATGGCCATCGACTTTAATACTGAACCTTACTACGACGATTTTGACGAAACTAAGAAGTTTTATAAAATCTTGTATCGCCCAACATTTGCTGTTCAGGCGAGAGAACTTACT